GTTAGTTGCTGAATCAAAGAAGAAAGATGCTGTATAGTTTTGAGGAACAGCAGAACCACTATCTTCAACAAGAAGGCCTGCATATCTCTGAGCATCATTAGTATTAAGTATGATAAATGCATCACCAACGATAGTAGCAGATCCTGTTACCGTCTGTACGTAAGCAAATGAACCGGTACCGTTAACGTTGATATTATCAAAAGTTTGAGTACCAGCAAAGGTATTATTGTTTGCTAAGATTGCAAATGCTGTAGAATCTAAACCGTCTAATAATTCGGCATTAGAAGCATAAGAAGCAGAAGTAGCTGTTCCAGCTGCATCAGCGTATAAGGCATGAGAGGCAGAAGTAGCATTAGTTGCTAAAGCAACAGCTCCATCTACATTAGCTCCAGCTACATAAGAAGCAGTAGCGGCAGTACCTGTAGTGTTTTGATTCCAAGTAGGAACAGTACCCTGTAGTCCGCTGTAAGGAGCAGTAGCTGCATAAGAAGCACTTAATGCACTATCTGCATAAGTTGCATAAGAAGCACTAGCTACGGTTGTTGCAGTACCACCGGCAATATATTCTAAGATATTAGTACCGTCAATATTTGTAAGAGTGATAATGTTTAAGCCTCCGTTTTCATAGATACCTAACTTCTTATTTACAGTAGCACCTGAGATTGTAGGCTCACTAGAATCAGTATGATAGATAATTGCTACAGCACCATCAACCTTAGTACTTACTCCATCTACTGTAATGTTACCAGAAGTAGGAGATGCTGCACTACCGTAAATCTCTCCATAAATGTTAGAGAAAAGAATATTACCACTCTCTACAGTAGCTTCACCCTGAGGTACATTTGCTGCATAAGAAGCTGTTAATGCATATGATGCACTAGTAGCAGTAGCAGCACTTCCGGCTGCATCTGCATACAGAGCATGACTTGAAGAAGTAGCTGTATTAGCTGCTAAAGCGTTATCGGCAATTAAAGCGTGAGAAGCTGAGGTAGCAGTAGTTGCACTACCTGCACTACCGGCTGTATCAGCAATTAAGGCATGAGAAGCTGAAGTAGCTGTATTAGCAGTTTGAGCAGTAGTAGCAAAACCGGCGTTAGTAGCATAAGATGCTGTTACTGCTAAGTTCTCAATTAAACTACCAGTACCGTTGGTAATAGTATTACCTGTACCAAGAGTTACTAACTCCTGATACGTATCTTTAATATTCTGTCCTGTTAAATTTGCCATGGCTTACTGTGGTAAATAAGGGTAACGTGAATCATAAATCTTAATACCCGCCTTTACCATTTCTTTTAGATGTGGGGCATAAGTGTCGTACTTGAAAACGATTGGTGATTTGAATTGTACTCCTCTATCAGCGATTAACTGATATAGTAAAGTAGATTCGTTAATCAATGGGAATGTCTGCTGATTTTCGATCAAGTAATTAACTAAGATCTCAGCATAGAATTCTTTCTTATTTTTAACACTCTGACGCTTTACGTCATACATGCTTCTATCCACACTAGAGCTATTCTCACCTCCTTGAGGAGTAAGTAAGCCATTATTACGTGGACGAATATATATTGCTTCAAGTACTTCATAGTATGCTGCATAGAGCAAGAAGTCTTGGATATAATCATCGATTAGGGTTTGATATGCGGCAGGTACTGTTCCTGAATCAACATAAGAGAGAACCTGATCATATAACTTAGTACCTAAGATACGCTGTAACTCAATATCTTGAGCCTCACGTACGCCATTCTTAATAAGAGCAGAATCTAGATTATCATTGATATCTGTAAACTGTCTTAGCTTGGCTTCTGAGATTAAAAGTGTTGTTGTCATTATACTAAGCTTGGTAATGGTTGGTTAACTGCTTCTGTCTCTGCAATCGGGCTATCAATTAACATACCCGCATTTCTATCTGCCTGTTCGATATCTGCTTCTAGTGCAGCATCATCACCTACTTCAGCATCTGTAGCAGTTACTACATCTACTTCTTCAGTTCCATCTTCATAAAGCTTAAGCTGGATGATACCTAGATTAACTGAGTTATTGTAGTTGATATCGAAAATGAGCTGGAAGATATCTAAGATCTCCTGCTGCATTGGTTTAATTACTGTGTTTAAAAGTAAGAGATAAGCATCAATCACTTCTTCTCTACCACCTAACTGACCTGGTGTCTTAATACCTAAGATCATTGGAGATGTAATTCTATGAGCAGTTAAGATCTTCTGCTCCACCATATCGTTTATAGACGTATAGTATCCGTCTGCTCCGTTTTGTGGAATAGGGGTAATCTCTGGCATTTCCTCTCTGGAAGCCACATCGATATAAAGTAGAGAACCAGCATTATCTGTACCACCGTACTGAGTACGTAGCATGTTTTCGATAACTCTTCTCTCTTCATCATTACTATTTGTAAAAGTGGTAATACTTAAGCTAGGTGCTAATCCGTTCTTTACGTTGTTAACGTGGAAGTTATCCACCTCAGCATCTAGTTCGATCACCTTGAGAGCACCTACATAATCAGGCAGAGGATAATACTCTTGACCTGGACGATATGGTTGTACATAAAGTAGCTGAGAAGGTTGCTCTGCTTTTCTTTTCTCATCAAAGGCTGGGATATAAACAAGGTCGTCAGCACTTAATCTGAATCTACCTTTTTCTCTCCACTCGTTAGATAGGTAATAACCTTCTACTTTACCTCTGTAATCTTTTTCTTTTGATCTGATCATAGAGAAGTCAATATGATAGACTTCAGCAATCTTACTACGATCGTGAGACCAGATGACTTCTAAACTAAAGCCACCAAATGTTTTATAATCAAGAGCTACTCTTTTAAAGATGTCATTCCATGACTGTCCTTCGGTATTTGCTTTATCTAAAAGCCACTCTTGTTCCGTATGTAATCCCTCTCCTACGATACCGTCAACGATAGCGTTAATACAGGTATTGTGGATAGCGGAGTTGTTTAGTAAGTCAATAAGGTGCTGAGGAAATAAGTTATCCTCGCCGTACTTTACGTACTCTCCTTTAGATGACTGCTCTTTAGCATTCCATCTTACGGATGAAGATCTAGGAATAGCCTGGAATTTAAATTTCTCGCTCATGAGTTATAGGTTATATATGAACCGTTCTGGTTTGGACTATAATAAGTAGTAAGCGAACTCTCGTTACTGCCGGAAATGTAAGCCCTTTCTGTAGCTAATAGTTGACCTACTGATTCAGCTCCTGCCTCATTCCAAGTAGTGTCTGCTAAGTTCCATACAACATCGGCTGTATTCCAAACCAAATCGGCTCCTGCGATTAGCTCATAAATGTCGAGTGTATATTGTCCTGTGTTAGCTGGAACAACTGATCCACTAACTGAGGCTACCACCCATTGTTTTTTACTTAAAACAGCCCCATCAAAGGAGCCGCTAGATCTATCGTAATCTTGACTATAGTTAAAGCGAACAGTGTCTATCGATGCTGAAGGTGTTACTTCAGGATAGAAAGCTACCAGTTGATCTTCTGCCGACTTATTTAACTGAATCATTGACTACGCTTGTTATAAATGGTAGGAAAGGGGGGCTATTACACCCCCCAATCTACCGGTTATTTTAGGATACTGTGATACCAGTAAGGACCCCTGTAAGGTCGCTACCGGAGATCTCAGAAGCTGGTTCTGGTTCTTGACCTGTGAAAGTCAAATTGTAGCCATTCAAGTCACCGAATGCAGTTCCGGTAGCACCGGTTCCGCTAAGTAACTGAAGACCATTGTTTTGACCTAGGTAGAAGAATTTACCTACTCCGTCAACTGAACCATTGTTTGTTTCAACGATTACCTTGAGGTTAGGATTCTTGGCAAGTACTCTCACCTGGTTTCTAGTGGAAGACTGCAACTTGAAGAAAACAGCATTAACTGTTTGCTCATAGAATACAGTACCGTTCTCTGGAGTAGAGCTAATAGCCTCGCTATAGTCAGAAGTCTGACGGAATAGTTCGAACTTATAGAATACACCAGATCCAGAAATGTCAGTGATAAGACCTACGTCTTCACCTGTTAAGCCAGCCACAGAACCAGACAGAATATAAAGGTTTCTGATACCGCCAGTGTTGTCACGGCAGCCTAGAGTAAAACCTGAAGTAATATCGCAAGTGCTCATATCTATCTAGTTTTTAGTGGTTAGTAATTAGGCGAGGTCGTTAGATACCCAGAACTCAGGATAAGCGATGTTAACACCAAGCTTGAATACAACTCTGTGCTTCAATTGGTCAGAGTTGATGTCGTACCACATTTGGAACTCAGTCAAGTCAGACATAGTGTCAGTACCAACAACGATGTGACGAGCAGGACCAGCAACTAGACGGGCAGAACCTTCTAGACCTACAGTACCTACAACACGTACGTTAGTGAATGGGTGAACCATATCCATCAAGCCACCACGGTTAGTGATTGCGTTTGGATCGAACCAGTAAGAGTTTGCTTGGCGGATACCAGCAACATACTTACGGAAGTTAGCAACAGACATGAATACTGTTAAGTCATCACGGTCAGCAACGTCAGTTGGGATCTGCTCGATCATAGAATCGATGATAGCCAAAGCGTCAGAAGAGTTGAATGAACCTGTAGCAGCGCCACCAGCTTCAACAACACCAGCTGTAGAGCCAGAGATGATAGCC